AGTGTTCCGAGCTCAGGCACTTTGCCTGTCTTCAAAAATTCCACCGCTGCTCCAGCGACGGCTACTACGATTGACAAAACTCCAGTTGCAGTTGTTTTCCAGTTCATGTTTTATTCCCCCTTTTATCCCCCGGCATCCCAACCGGACATTTCAGTGTCCGCGGACGCCTGCTTCATTAGTTCAAGCAAAGATGGACGCGTGTATGCCATTGTCAAGTCGTAGTCAAGCCCCGCGTTGTCGCATGCCATGACAACCGCGTCGGCCCTGTCCGGAGACGCCACTCCGCGGGACCGCATTGCGTCTTTCGACTCCAGGCCCAGCTTCCCGCGGGACGTTGCCTGGGCCCTCCTGGTCACTAGTTGGCTTTTTAGAATATCGTCTTCGGGCAGGATGATATCGCAAGTGTCGATCTTCCGGGCCAGCCTGTGCCACATTTCCGAACCCCTGTTCTGGTAGGCGTCGCTGTCCCTGGCGTTGCCACCAAAGTTTACTCGGTTCACGGTCCACCCGGCTTCGTTCAGTGCGTCGCACATCGGCAGGCCCAGGCCCCCGGCGTCGGCGAATACTTGCTCCGGCTTAACCCCGGCTTTCTTTAGTTCCATGATGATCCGCCCGACCGTTGCCATCGTATCCCTTTCGCGCCATGTGATCAGTGGGAGGATTCGGTTTCCCTCCCGGATAGCGATTACGTTCTCGTCGCCACCCGCGGAAAAGTCGATGCCAGCCGCCCTGTCTGTCCCATTAGGGACAGGAGGGTTGTTTACGCAGTTGTCGTAGCTACCCAGGCTCACGACTAGGCGCTCCTCGCCCAAGTCCATGAATTCTGCCTTGAGCATGGACTGAGTGAACGGACTGTTTACCCCATACCGTTGCTGAATCTCTGAAATGTATAGCGGACTGATGTGTGGACAGTCCCAGGCAGTTGCCCGGGTCTTTTTCCACAGATCTGCTTCCTTTGTAAAACATCGGTAGAACTGACCCACTGGGGCCCCGGGCGAACTGGCGACCAGGAGGCGGGTTGGTTGGCATCGAAACACTGAAACGTAGATCGGGTCCTGGACGGTCTTGGCCTCGTCTACCACATACATGAGGGGAGCGGTTTCGTGGTTCGCGGCGTGAAAACCTTCCGCCCGGCCTGCTGACTCGTTGTCATTGCCTGCTGTAAACCCCAAAATTCGGCTTATACGCCCCGAGGCATGCTTGAAGCGGATTTCCCCACTGGTGACCTCAACCATGTCGCCAAAGGGCCTTAGAAGGGCTTTAATTGCAGGCCAGAGCACAGATTCGACCTGGCGATACACTGACGCGGTAACGACGCTCAAAGACTCCTCAAAGCATACCATGTGCCAGACCAGGGCCGGGGCGATGACGTTTGACGTCTTGCCGGAACCGTTCGCAGCCACTAGCGCTACCCGGCTATAGATTGGGGCCAGGTTATTCATGACCTCCTTTTGCCAGGGGTATAGATTTAACCTGAGCACACCCTCCGCGAATCCTGCCGGGGTGGCTTGTTCGTCGACCTTGGATGCCGGGCCGGGTTTCGATGACCCCTTTTTATTTTTAGCCGAATTTCTGAGGGGGGTCGCGCGCGCGCGCGCGCGTGTGGGGGGCCCCCCGGGGGGGGTGTCGTGGGGAGGGGGTGTGGTATCGACGATCGTCTCCATATTTTTATTGACTCCTGGCCGCCAGGAAATATGATTGAATTATTGCCTGTTTCATTTGTCGCACAATGCGTCTTGTGTTGAATTCGGCTCGGAAACAGGCTTCGACTCCGCCTTCCCGGCATACTTAATCTTGTTCGCGTTGACCAGGAGCGCCGCGTCTGCCGAGGTAAAATGCACGTTCGCCACTGCTCCCCCAACCTGGACCCTGGACTGCTGACCGAAATGCTCCTGGGCCCGGCGCTCGATGCGCCATGCAGCCGCTTGCCAGGTCCCCTTTTCTGCTGCTCTGTCAATGACTTCCAACGCGCGCGTGATGTGGAGCGCCTCTGCTTTTTTTAAGCGTTCGCTGAGGTGGGGCCTGGCGGATAGAAATGTTGACAACGTGGACTTTGCGATTCCCAATAGGTCCGCGATCATCGAGTATGGGAACCCTTTGCTCAGCGCAGTCTCCACAATTGTGATGTGCTCTTCGGTAATCTTAGGCAATCCCCTGGCACCGAGCGCGACTTCCGGGATGTAGTTCGGAACTTCGTTCATGAGTCTGCGCTCTTTGTCTAGGCGCTTCTCATCCACCTTCTCGATCCTCTTCTCGGGATAGCGCAGCTTCATCCTGCGCTTCTTTTGCCTCGGCACTATGGCCGGGACTGGATCAGAGACTAGATCCTTTGGACTCGTAGTAGTTGGCGAGTCGCTGGAGTTTCCAGATGCATTCATTGACTAATGTCTCCCCAACTTCGTCACTGCACTTCCTGTTGCAATTGGTAAGCAACTTCCAAAACGATGAGCATGCTGACTTGAGCTTAACGTTCTCAGCGATGATCGATTTAATTTTAGCTTCGTCTGCCACATGCAACCCTCCCGGTAGTTAGAAAACCCCGCGCCCGGGAACCACTTTCACCCCTCCCGGGTCGCAACCAATTCCCCAACCAACCCCCAGGAACTGGCTTTCGTGAACGTATTGCATCCAGGCCGACGCGCAAGTCTTTACTGTTTTGCCTATTCTTTCTGGTAAGAATTAAAAAGGCATATGGTAAACCTGAAAAGCCCCCGCGGTTGGAGCGGTACCGCTAGCGCAGCGAAGCGGGGGGACTTTAGTCCCCCGCTCTAACAGGGGGCTGTTTCACCATTCTGTATATATAAGGGGATCGAAATGGTGAAACAGAGTAGAACCCGGGATTTACAGAGTAGGGCGAAATAGCTGTTTCTAGCCCTTTCGGGCTATGTTTCAGTCCAACTTGATGGGTCGAAACGATGCCACCTGGAGCTCTTTCCCGGCCCAATTCCTGTTCCCTTTAGGCGCCCCACCCTTCTTGCCATTAGCGATCGATGCCTTGGCCTTAGCCTCCGACCTCACCTTGCCGATCCTGGACGCGAATAACGCCACCGGGACCTCCTGGCGGCAATGAGGACATTCCACGGCCCGGCTCACCAGGTCCTCATTTCATCGATAAACTCGATCTGCTTGTCCCGGCGCTCCTTCAGCACTGCCAGGAGCCTGTCGGTCATGTCGATCTCGAACAGATCTCCATTGCCTCCGAGCAGTCCACCGCCCCGGTTTAGATAGCGAAGGACCTTTGGCCTGTTGCTTGCACTCTCCATGATCTCGCAGATCCCATAGTCCCGGTTGTATCGGTAATACTTGCCCGGGACCATCTGCTCGAATGTGAGCGCCCCTTCTTCTCTGTCGTCGTAGTTGTTCATAGTTTCCTCCAGTACATTTTCCACATAAACACGGTGCACAGGATCGCGCAAGGCGTGAGTAGGATTAGTTCGGTCATGCTGCCTCCAAAACTTTAAGTATTTCATCCTGCGCCTCTCGAAGTGTTTTAGTTACCTTAATCAAAGTATCTTTTTTCGTGTAATCGTAGTGACCTCGATATATCCACCATGCAGTCTGAGAGTGGAAATTCTTTCCAAACGAACACGTCCCTTTGATTATTATAAAGTCATCAAATGCATACCCAAATTCGGTGTAAGCACTCTTAGGCTTCAGCGGGTTTCCGGGATGAAAGAAACTAGCTTTCTTTAATGCAATTTTGTTACGAGCAGAGCAAATCATTTAGATTCTCCTTTAATAGTTAACTGATGCTTCTTGAATGCCACCACAAGGTCAGACCTTTCCTGCTGTGACAAGTTGCAGAACTTCGCGAGCGCCCGAATCCTGTCCGAATTCGAGTTGACGTAGTTCACGAATAGCTTTTCTAGTATCTTGCTTTTAGTTGTGTTGATCATGTTGGTTCCTTTCTCGGTTGAAGATTTATTTGAGCTTGTTAACAAACTCAACATTCCAAATGGTTGCCTCCTGCTTGGCGTGATTAACGTCAACCCACCCCATGTTGCTTTTACGATCACCGCGTTGGACGTATCCGGTCACGCCCCATTTGCTTTGGCGATTGACTATTAGTTTACCCGCTTTGACCGGAGTTACTTCGGCTTGTGTTAATGTGGTTTTCATGTTGGTTGGTCTTTCTTGGTTGGGGGTTAGAATGATGGGCGGAAATATTTTTGCAAATCATATACGACGCCATTGTTATGTCGCCAAACAAAGTAACAAGTTTCGCCAGAGGACTGTGCAAGCCTGACAACAATTTTTGGATTGTCGTTGCTGATAATTTCGAATTCGGCCTCAGTAACCACTCCAGACTTGTTGCCGATCGACTCCAGGTCCCGCTTGATGCAAATATCAATATACATCTTGGCGTCCCGGAGCGTGTCGGCGATATCAGTACTGCTCCCGGTCGACATTGCATCGTAGTTCCGGTAGGTGTTCCACTGAACCCCGCGGATCTCGGGATCAAGCAAGTAGTCGTTGTTGAACTTCCGGATCAACCATCCGCGATACTTGTAAACATCCCTGTTGATTTTCTTGGTGGGGTACTTGCTGGCGACAGTAACCGCGCCTGCTTCGGTTTTGGTATTGGTGTTGCTCATGGTTAGAAATTAACCCATCTCCTGGGTTATGTCTACAAGTATTTTCAATACAATGCGTAAGTTGTTGATATTGAATGAAATACTTTTACTAAAAACCTGGTGCCGGGATGCGGTAAACCTCGCCAAATTGTGTTTTATCTTTCAGCAACTTGCCGGACTTCACCAAGCGCGTGAGGTACCTGGACAATGTACCCCGCGGAATTCCCATCGAAGGATCGGCCTTCTCCCACACTTCTTTGAATGAAGATCCTTTCTCCCTGTCAACGCATGCCATCACTTCCTCGTCCTCGTATGCCTTCTTCGATCCCTCCGCTGGCCTTGCATCGTCCGGATTAAATTCTGCTGTGCGTTTCATCAGCGGAAATTCCCACTGCACACAGAACGGATCGATCGGAGAAAAGTCTCTCATCGTCGGCTCCACGATCAGCACGTTCTCTTCCTTGTGAGGATGCATGACGAAGATGCTGTCCGGGTCGCGAGCGAATACGGTACTGCCTGACATTTTATCAAACCCGGCCCTGTTTCCGTGGCCCTTGCTGAAGTGATGCCCAAACACGACGCTCGCATTGGTTTCCACTGCAATGGAATCTACCTCGTTCATCAATGTAGCCATTTCCCCGGCTGAATTTTCATCTCTCTCTCCGTACAGCTTGTAGATCGGGTCGAAGCAAATCAGTCCAAACTCTCCGATCCGTAGCTGGTCAATGATCTTGGGCCGCAACGCACTCAGGTCCGCCGAGTGTCCGCGCAGATTCCAGACGAACAACTGATCGCTAGGTATCTGAATGCCTAGTGCCCGACACACGGATCTGATCCGCTCCCGGAATGAGTACTGCTGGATCTCAAAGTTGATGAACAGCACCCGCGTCCTGCGCGTGGGCATCTCCCAAAACTTTGTGCCAGACGCCACGCATATCGCCAGTTGCAACAACGTCCAGGTCTTCATGCTCTTGCTGGTCCCGCCGAGCACCATCTTGCAACCGCGGTGCAGTGCTCCGTAAATAATCTCCTCCGGCTTCTCGATCGGCAATTCGTCCAGGGCCCCGGCCTCCATGATCAGCGGAAGGTTCCCGCTTCCCCATGGCTTGCTGGCCCCGGCCAGGATGTTCCTAATATCTTCCGGGCATGCGTCCTGTTCTTCCATCGCACCGAGCGCCTTGAGCGCAGCCGTGTGCATGTTCCGCATGCGCGTAGTCTTCCTCAACCTGGGCAACCAATAGTCCATCTTCGACGCGGACGTGACCGATCCGGACATAATCTTCAGACTGAATTCGTGCACATACTTTGGATGCTCCTTCGCCACAAACTCACCCATGGCGACAGCGTCAGGTGGCACACCATCCCGGAGCCCCCGGGCGACGCACCGGGCTACTGGTTGGTAGTAGTTGTGTGGGTCAAGGATCTCAGCCTTGTTCCTGTCCAGGATCGTCGGGTCAGTGAAGCATGCTGACAGCACTGCCCACTCTGCTTCGTTATCCCGCGGTGGTCCGTAAGAGTCCGGGTTCATTTGTACTGCCTTCCCCACATATTGCGCCATGCAGTACCGCGCATTTGCACTACCACTTGCCAAACCTTGTCAGGGAAGATCCAGCACTTCTCGACCTGGAACTGTTCTGCCAGTTTCTTTAGTTCGTTAGGGACCGCGCACTTGTAGTCGTCGATCTTCATTTATTCCCCTTCCTGGACTGATGGAACTTCCTGTGCTCGCTTTCGATGCACTTCTCAGGGGTCAACTTCTCCAGGCGCCGGACGACGTCACGGTGGTCCACGTTGGCCCCAGCGACCATGAGCCATGTAGCCATAGGTTCACCGCGGACCGCGCGCACCAGTTCTTCCGATTCTATGTACGTTTTATATCCATCACCCTGCCAGGCAGTGCGCACTGGCTTGGCTATGGGTACCAGGCCGGACAGAATCTTTCTCCGGTTCAGTAGTTTAATATCTGAGATCATCTGCACGACGACCTCTCCTGCTAGTTGCCTGTACCGTTCGGTCAGGTCTCCTTTCGTGAGTCTGGTTGATTGCATTGTGGGGTTCCTTTCGTTGAGGTTGTTGTCTTATCTTCTACAAAACATCCGGTGAGCATATCCAGCTTATATCCATTTCCGTGCCAGTAGTCGTAAAGCATCGCGTTGATTATTCTTCCTTGATTGCCGAATTCTTCAGGGAACAATCTCCCCGGAGCGAGGCCAAGATCCTTCACAAGTGCCCCGAACTTGACCGCGGTCATCTTGTAAATTTTCACTTAGTTCCTTGTTGAATAACAGGGCCGCGTCGACATTGGTGATAATCTGCCGGATTGCCTGAGCATGCGTATGGTCCGCATTGTCTCGCTCGACAACGAGCATCCTCTTAGTTGCCTCGAGGATATCACGTTGCCACTTGAGGGTGTTCGTCAAACTCACCGATTCTTACTCTTGCCAGCAGCGTTCAGCGCGATCGCAACCATCTGCTCAAAGCTCCGGGCCTTGCCTCCGGCCCCGCGCTCCTTGCCTTTCTTTTTATTATCTTTCATCAGTTCCCGCATGTTCTTCGATACGTTCTTTCCTGATGGCATATGTATCCTTTCTGTTATTTGTTTACCGACATTGAGTGCATGAAGATCGGAGTCTGCTCACCGACATAAGATCCGGCAATATTATAATCAAAATATTCCTGGGCATCTTCGTGCGACATTCCCTGGTCCTGGAGGACCTCGATCACCTTGTCGATATCGTAGACGGCCCGGATCTTTTCTCCGAACGGAAACGCAACCCCGACGAATGCCTTGTCAAGTCCGTCGGCCAGCATCATGCCCTCCGCCTCTTCTCCGTACATTTCAATCAACTCTTCGATCGCTTCGTTCATGCTGTCTCCTCTCCCACGACGTCGTCCCATGACGCCTCCTCACCATTCCAAACGTGGGGCTGCGACCGCAACCATTTTGGCTTTTCGCCTGTCTTGGTAAAGCTCGGCTCGTTCCAGAGCACGTTGTTCCCGGGAACGCACGTCATCCTTCCGTTGTCCAGGGCGATGAAATGATTCGACTTGGTCTGGCTCGGCGACATGGAGAATCCGTCTCCGTACGGTTCCGCCGTGAACAGGTAGCGCCCGGGCTCCCAAATCTTTCTGCTGGCGATCCAGACCCTGCACGACAGGCCCATCAGGTACTCGTACTCGATCGTCGTGAAGTTCCATCCGAAACAGTCCCACCTCTGCGCGTCGTGTATATCCCAATTCATAATTGAAATATCTCCGTGCATCATCGCGTGGAGTGGGAGTCCGCGGTAGATCGCGCCACACTTGAGCATCACAGTGCATCCCCAGGCCCGGCCAGGGATCGAGGTCAGTCCAAACCAGACAGCGTCCTGGATCTCTTCTTTCTCTCCGTCCGACACGAAGGCCAGGTCGACCTTGATGTATAGATGGCGAGGAAGGTTCGCAGCGTGGGTCATTTTGTTAGCTTGTCGCAGTAGATTGCCATCAATCCAAAAACAACTACCCAAACAATAATTGCGTACCAACCGCTCATCTCCACTGTCCTCCGGTTAGCCAGGCGACCAAGACCCACCTGGAGCCAAAGAATACTGGACGCGCCTGGTGCTTTATGTAGGCAGGGAACATCGTTGCCGATCCCTGCTTCTTTACATCTTTCGCGTTATGCAAGTCGCACTCAACCCGGAGCCCTCCTCCAAGGAACTCGGATGGATCTGATAGGTTGATCACCATCGTTAGCTTGCGATCGCTTCCGTCGAAGCAGTCGAAGTGTGGCAGGAAAAACTGCCCTGGCCTATAGCGCAGGATCTGCAACTGCTGAACCCCGGTAATGTCCAGTCTGTAGTGCTCTTCGTTTAGGTCCATGGCAACACTTCTGACAACGTCGTATAGCCACTTGTAGTGTTCCGCGAACGGCACCCAACACGACGAGCATGTCCTGGTGAACGCGGCCCGGGTCGTCCCATCCTTATTCATGATGTGAGATCTCTTCATGCCTATGACCTGGGCGTCATCGCGGATCATGTTGCACTGCCCCTGAGTCAACACGTCCGGCTCGCACACTGCCGTTAAGATCTTCTGCTTAAAGTCGCTCATACCTAACCTCCTTGAGCGCGGTCTTCAGCGCGTACTGGAACAGAGCATCCTTGTCGTTCGCAATGTGGATGCGCCCGGCCTCAACGATTGATTCGTAGACGTCCTTGTCCACGTCCAGCCCCAACTCATAGCAGACAATTTTCTTCTCAGAAACGATTCTGATCAGATCTGCTTTAGGTTTGCCTGGATATCTTTTGTGACGGCCAGAATATCTTCCGGCTTGATTGACCTTAGAACGTTGCACCATTTGGGTTCTCCCTGTATTGCGTTGACCGCGTCTTTGCATTTGTCCTTGGGTTGCTCGTACACCGAGCATGGGGCGTGGGGACAAACATCTTTAGGAAAGATTGGCTTCACATACTTGTAGTACTTCGACGTGTGCTCAGGTCCGTAGGGTCCGTACAGTCCTACGGTTGGCGCGTCGAATATCGCTGTCATGTGCATGATCGCCGACTCCGGGCAAACTGCCATGTCGCAACGCGCAGCCAGGTGCAGTAGCGTCCTGACGTTGCATAGTCTTCCCTGGAGATTGACGAGCCTCTGGTGCGTGATGGACAAAGGAGGATCGTCGTGACCAACTGCCACAACGTGCCAGTCCTTGTTCTCCTTCAAGAAAGACTTAATGAACAGCCCGGCCTCGTATGTTGGGTAAGACTTCCACAAGCTAGATCCGCTGATGCTGTAGAGCAGGAACGGTCCAGGAACGTCGAATCCTATCGTAGCTAACTCATGCTGATCCTTTTCCATCAGCTTTGCGTATGGCTTCTTAAACTGATCGTCAACCTCGACGCCCCAGGATCTGTAGACGTAGTCGTAAACGTTTCCGTCCAGGTGCGCTGTCTTTGACAGGATATCGTCCAGGCAGACGTGGCCCCTGTAAGATTTCCAGGTGGCAATCGTAGGAGCCAACGGCATTACCCTGACTCCGGTGAATCCTTCCCAAAGTGGCAAGTGCCGTTGAGGAACGTAAGCCTCGATCCTTCCGTCTCCCTCGTAGTGTTGCATTGCCCTGGCGATGCCCATGGCGATGAACTGATCCCCGATCGCTCCACCGCGGTACAGGGCCGCGTATCCGCCAGAGGCGCAACCAACCCGGTAAGGAATCGTGTAGGCGTCGGCATGTGTACCAGGAACCCCGCGGACCTCGTCCGGGACTACGATTGAATCGTGTGGATGATGTAGACGATCGTCCAGCATCATAGGATCTTTTAGGGTCAATATTCTCATGGTAGTACCTTATCCATTTCCTCAATCCACTTCGCCCTGGCATCTCCGTAGATCCCGGCTGCGTGTGGCATGAATCCGTCCGACTGCTTCTTGTCCTTCGGCGTATTGATCTCCATCGCATTCCATTCCCAACTCAGGAAACGAACGGAGTAACCGAGCATCCTGGCCCGGTAATTGGTGAAAGTCTGTTCCGGGAACGCGAACGGTGCGTACACGAAATTTGCCCAGGCGCCCGCATGTTGCTTGTCGCACACCATCACCCCGGTGTTGAAATAGCCCTGGGTCCACTTGACCGATCCGAGCAGTGCCTGGGATAGGATCATCTCGTTGGCCCGGCCCCAATGTAGCTGGTCACCATGAGGCGCGTCGGCGCAAGCGTAGAAGTGTCCCTGGGGAAAAGTCTCGAATGGGTTTACGCACTCGCGCGAAATCAATACGTCGCTGTCGACAAACAGAGTCCTGTCGGCATTCTGCACCGCATCGACTAGCGACATTTTGGCTAGCAGTCCGATCGGCTTCTCCGGCTTAATGACCACAAGATTGGCATCCCATCGCTTGGATGATTCTTCCATCCTTGGCAGGGAATGCTTCTCAAACCATTCCGGCAACTGACAACTAACTGTTACTATTTGCCTCTTCATGGATGCCTACCTCCTTAATTGCTTTCTTTAATCCCTCCGGGATGATCGCCAGCCTCCCGGTAGAATCAAACACATCTCCGTTAGAAGTGACCGCGTAGTATCTTTCGCCCCACTGGACAAAGATCATGTCGACTTCCTCTCATCCATAAATCTTTGGATGATCTGATGCAGCCTGTAATTTTCCCATGAAAGATATTCCATGATGCGCTCCATCCGCGTCGACTCGTCTTTATGCAGAAACACGGCAAGTGGATCTTCCCATGTTTTGGTTTCCGGGCCGACGTGGATGCTGGAGCTTTTTGTTGTCATTTACTTTTTAGGCTGTTGTCAAATTTGCCGAACACGATCATGACGACCCAAACGATCGGCACAAGTACAAGTACGATCGTTGTGGCGAGTCCAACCAAAAAGATGAATTCGATAATGTTCCCGACCATTACCGTATCTTCCCCTCCTTGGCCTTGTAGAGCGTGAACACGGCCCGGACCAGTGCGCGCTCTAGGTGGTCAATGCATGTCTCGCCTAAACCGTCCGGAGAAGACACGTTGCCATCGATCTGTTGCATCGCCCGGGTCATGTGGGCAATCGCCCGGTCCGAATTGTAGCGGAGTGAGTTCTTGTGGAACCACTCGCCAAACCTAGACTTGTTTGACCCGCGGTTCATGATCTTTCTGATCACACCGCTCGCATAGGTAGCTACGTCTTCGATCGTTGGTCCTGTATGATCCTTGACCGGGAGCCCCTCCTGGAGTTCGCGGACTGCTGTGCCCAGCGAATCGATTGCTTCCATGATTGATTCCATATTAACAGTCCCACTTTCTCAGGCTTTTATTGATCCTGCTGTTTGGGTCCCGGGCAGTCTTGGCCGAGGTCAACTTCTTCTTCATGCCAGACATGCGAGCACAAAAAGATTTGCGCCTCGCAGCCGAGGTCTCGGATCGGGCAGCCTGCTTCCTGCTGACCGGGGCCTTTAGGTTCCCGCCTGTAGCGCGGTTGTAGCTACGACGTCCGGCCTCATTCAGCCCACCTTCCGGGTTCTTACCCAGGGCCCTTTGCCATGCTGGACTATCGGCCATAACCAACCTCCTTTGCTGTTAGTTTTGACTGCTCAAACGCCTTCGCAGTCGGCGCTCCTTTAGATCCGGGTTTCCTCATTCTTTCTTTCGAGCCAGCTTTAATCCTGGCCCTCTTCTTGTGAATGTTTGCGTATAGTCCTGGTTTCATTTTTTCCTCCTTTTAAGCCACACCTTTTGGTTTGAATTTCTTGTCAAAGCACCACAGTGCCAGGCAGTGCTGAAAAGCACTCCAGCCATCTTCCAACTCCTGCTCGCTCCACTTGTAAACGTAGGGAGCGGACGGAGTCTTGGACGATAGTATCACCGACATGCAGTGCACTTCTTTACCAAGGGCCTTCCTATAGGCCCCTAGTTGCATGGCGTCGTGCGCATAGATCGGGCGCCTAGATGCTGTCACCTTCTCCGGGTCGAACGATCTGTTCTTCAGATCGATTAGGCATGTGCCATACTCGGAGTGATCGATCAGCGCGTCCGCCTTCCCGGCGTATCCAGCACCGACCAGCACCTTCTCTTCCCAATGGGAGGAGACGACCTCGGAGTTGATCCACTTCACCATGTGCTCCGCGAAGGGCAGTAGATCCTCGCGAATCTCAATATCCTTTACGGATACAGGCTCCTTCTTCTCGCGCAGTAGTGGAAGTAGTCTCTCCTGGACATCATGCATAGCAGTGCCATGGTTCGACGCCTTCTTGGTCACTGCCTTGCTCAACTCCTCAACTGCCGACGCCCAATCTTCCAGGGTCTCCCCGGGAAGTCTCGGGCGCTCGTCGGCTGCGAGTAGGATTTGAGTTATTTTCCATGCATTGAGTTGGGGGGCGTCCTTCACTTTGATCACCGAAGTGACCGACGGAAGAAGATCAATTCCTTCCTTGGCTAATTTCCTCACGTCCCGGAGCGTCGTGGGACGGTCAAATCCTGACGCGTCCGGGACCGTGTGGTAAGCCTCTCCGTCAGTCGAGTACCAGTGCGCGGAGAATTCCGCGGTCACCAATCTCGTTGGCGTTTCCGAATGAGTGGAGAGTTCCAGCGCCATTAGAACGGTGCTCCGTCGTCGGTCGCTACGGTCGATTTTACCCCACCGAGTTCCTTCGACAGCAGGAGTTTTTCCTGGAGCCACTTGGGCAAGTTGACAAACTCGCCACCCTGGCCCTGTTCAATCTCGTATGAGACAAGATTGTTTACGCGCTCAGGAACGACCATGCCCTTTGGCAGTTTGGATGCCGATCCGATCGCAGCGTAGGTCTTGCCGGACGTCTGGCTAACCTTGTGAACTACATTGAGCAGTGCTGATTTGCCCAGGAAGTCCGTCACCTTGAATGAGGCGAGTTGCTTGGCGTTGAGCGCCGACCCTAGCCAGCCTTCAACGAACTTCCGAAGCGACGCCTTCGGTCCGATCGACGCGGTAAACTCCGCGGAACAGACCAACGGCTTTTTGATGATGGTGACCTTACCATTCTCTACTTGCTCGAAGTCGTCGTTCTGATCACAGATCTCAAACGCGATCCTGATCTTTTTCAACTCCTTCGTCTCACCTTGATAGGTGCTCTTTTGGGTTCCCATGTCAACTACCGAATAGCAGATTGCAGGATGCGCTCCCGCTTCTACGATCGGTCTTTCTTTTGTGCTTTTTTCGCTGAGTACTAATGCCATATGTGTGTCTCCTTTTATGGTTTATTTGGGTTTATCTGAGGTGAAGTCTGATGAATGTCTTTTGCGTGCGTGACTGCTGGCAACACGATCGGAAGACTATTGTTTACTAAATCGATCCAATCCTTAAATTTCATTGTGACGTGCCATCCTGTTTGATTTCTTCGATGACAGACGATAGGCGTCTTACCAGTTTTTGAATCGTTGGAAGATTGTTGCATCCAATCGTAAATTTTGGTTTGTTGGCAGTACTTGACCTCGACGTGGAACGGCCAGAGTT